TCAGTATATGTTAACGAAAGTATATCGTTTGAATTGCGAGTCATTCTCGCTTCGAAAATTTCTTCTCTTAAAAAGTCTAGTTCCATATCACTTACTTCATATATTGGTCAGCAAAAATATTAATCATATCTTTTGGATCTTTAACATCCAAAAATGGTTTCAATCCTTGCGACTGTTGGATAGCTTTAGTAAACTCAAAACGTACAGCAGGTTTAACTTTGTCAGTAGTTACCATTAATCTTAGTGTTTTTGCTTGTGGTACACTAACTTTAAATTTTACGCCATCGTCTGTTACTACGGTATCTCGTTCAACTGGATTACCTTGTGAATCTAATATTTTACCTAGTTGGTTAAATATCGTATCTGTTTTAAATCCAGGACTCATACCACCATCGTCAACGTCTGCAGGGTCATCACCTCTTTTTTGCATAAAGTCAATTTCACCTGGATCAAAATCCCCGGTTTCTTTAACAAATTCTTTCGCTCTCATAATAACTCCTTCTCGTTGTTGTGCTCTATTAGCCTTTGCAAAACTGGAACGGTTAACAAGTTTAATGTCGCCGCCTGGGTGTGATAATACATATCCTTCTCCACCTGGCTTACCTCCAATGTCAGCTTTTACATCAGCTGGTTGTTGATCTAATTGTTGTACAATATCGTCTTTAACTCTCATTATACCTGAGACAGTTTGCCATAAAGCCTTAATGCCTTGCATATTTTGTTTAGTGTATTCAATTATTTTGCCTTGTTTAATTTTACTAACTTTACTATTGTCTAACCATTGTACAAAATCTTTTCCTATAGTAGCTAAACAATTTCTATCTACGCAACTATTTGTATAAGTGTATAATATATTAGCAAAGTCAGTTACTTTCATATTACGTAATGTATTTTGATCTAATAACGTGTCAATAGCCGCTCCATTTTTCTTAATGATTCCACTTAATTCGTTAATACCATTCATATCTATTACAGGCGGTTCTTGTGCTGTAACAGGTGGTAACACTAATACTTCGTTACCTTGAAATATATCGACATCTCTTAATGCCCCTTCAGTACCATCTTCATCTACTGTTCTGTGAATAACAACTCCAGTTTTACTTCTTGCTATTCTTTTACCTAAGTCACTATCACGTTGGACAGTATATCTTACTGTATTTGGTTTAAAAACGAATGCACCAGCTTTATCTTGTGCCGGTGTATTAAAATATAGTAAGTCTCCTTTAAAATATCCTTTGTGCTTTTTAGGTACAGCTTTTTCATATTCATCAAATATATCTTTCATGTTAGATGCAAATGCTTTGAAACTATCTGGTTTCTCTCCACCTTTGCCTCTAGTTAAAAGCATTGTTTCTAAGTCGTCAGCTTTTTGCGGCTTGCCATCATATCCTTTAGCACCAAACCCTGACTTGTCTGTAAGGATAAACTTGCCTTTTGGATTGCGACCAAATATTATAGCTGGACTACCATCCCATTTAATTGTAACGTCTTTGTGTCCACCTTTAGCCATGTTAGCTAATGATTGTAAAGCACGAGTGGCTCCAGCACTACCTTCCCAGAACACAACGTCTTCAGCGTGTTGGATACGTGCTTCCATTTCTTTTACAATATGTTTGAATTCAAAAAATCTCATTACGGTAGCTCAAGCCCATCTTTTTCAAACCACTCTTTAGCATCTGCCACTAGTGCGTCATAATTAGGATCTGATTTAATTTTGTTGTTAATTGATTCTACACTTTGCATATCTTTTGCTGATGCAGTTGGACCCATTATTGTTTTAGCAACTGTTTCAGGATCTTTACCACCCTTTATAGGTGTGTTAGATATTCTGTCAACTAATCCATTTGAAGGACTCCATTTGAATCCTTGTGCTTTTGCAAGTGAGGCAATCATAATCATACGGTGTTGTCCTTTGAAATTACTTTTTGCATCCATACCACCAAGAGCAAACTTCATAAACTTTTGGTCACCAAACATTAAGTCTGTTTGAACAAATCCATTTTTAGGATCACCATTAATTGGTGTTTTGAAATGCACCGAAATTCCTGATTTTCTTACCCATTGTTTCGGATCTTCTTGAGGGTGATTTTTAGTTACCCAGCCGTGTAGTAATGCTACTAATTCGTCTTTATCAACTTTTTCTTTGTCAATAGCAACATCTAAGTCACCACTAGTGTCTTGAACACCAGTACTTCCTAGCATATGATTTTTATGATCGAGTTTTGTTATTTTTTCAAGCCAAGCAAGGGTTGGTTTAACATCAGCTTTATTAATTCGGGTAGTAGCTGGATTGCCTTCAGGGTCTTTGAAAATGTTTCCACCTTCATTAAGTACTCTATGTACTGGAGTCATCAGACTTCCTCGCTTCCACAATTCTATCAATACCACGTTTAAATTTGCGTGGATCTCCACTTCTTATACTATTAATAAAGCGTCTTTCTAACTCAGAAGCTGTATCAGGTTCATAACTTTCAGTAATTCTATTCAATAGGTTAATAGAGCTTTCTATTAAATTATTGCCCGTACTTTGAATTAAAGCATCATTATCAGTGGTTCTATGTATGCTATTAAGTTCTTCGAGTATAGATCGTGTGCGTTTTCTCATGGTTCCGTTTCCTATACTGTATTTAGTGAGTTTTATGTAAATAGATGTGCTACTTGATTGATTGACTTTCCCTTAACTAGAGTATATAATAAGATAATGCGGGTGTCGTATAGTGGTAATACCTTAGCCTTCCAAGCTAATGCTGTCAGTTCGATTCTGACCATCCGCTCCATTTAGGGGAGAAGTGTTAATGGTTGCACGTCAGATTCCAAACCTGAAAGACAGGGTTCGATTCCTTGCTCTTCTGCCATGTTCCAGTGACAGAGTGGTTATGTAGAGGACTGCAAATCCTTGTACGGTGGTTCGATTCCGCCCTGGAACTCCAAAATAATGGTAAATACTTACACATAGATAGAAACCTAGTAAAAAGTTCTTTCAACTTAGATAGAAACCTAGTAAAAAGTTCTCCTAGGAAACTAATATGAGTAGTACTTTTCATCTAGCCGTAGAAGTAGGCGATATTGAAGTTGCTAGAAGGTTTTACGTTGATATTTTAGGCTGTGAAGAAGCCGACCACGAATTGCCCAATTGGTTAGACATTAATCTATGGGGTAATGAATTAACTCTCCACTCAAGCAATCCACAGAAAGAGTCCATGCCACGCTGTCATGACGTAGACAATATGGGCACTATTCCAGTTCCACATTTTGGTGTACATTTAGATTGGTCTACATATACTAAGGTTAAGAAGCAAATAGAAGAGGCTGGTATTGAATATGTTTGTAAACCATTTATACGTTTTAAAGATAAAGAACTAGAGCAAGAAACTTTCTTCATTAAAGATCCACACGGCAATCATTTAGAAATCAAAAGTTATATAAATTCAGATATAGAATATCCAGGATGGGTTCAACCCGTCGGACGTCCAGACTGGGGCTGTCCATAATTAAATAATCGCTTAATTCACCTCTCTCAACATCTAAATATATTATCAAGAGGATGTATATGAAGGACAAGGATAAAGATAGACACGAATTTAGCGATCAATCAATGATCTCTATTCCTTTACGTAACTTAATTGCAATCATAGTAGCTGTAGGCTTTGCTGTAACTGGTTACTTTAACGTAACAGGTAGAATATCTTTCTTAGAACATAATTTAACAATGCAAGGTGTCCATGTGGATCTGAACAGTGAGTTCAGAGTCAAATGGCCAAGAGGTGAGCTAGGTGCTTTACCTGATGACGCAGAACAAAATATGCGACTTAATCAGTTAGAAAAGCTGGTTGAAGAATTGATGGACGCGGCAAAAGAAAAACGCACTAATTAAATAAATACTACTATAACGGAGTAGTAATGTTTAGTGCAAAACTTAAAACAAAAATTAAAGACTTACCTTTTCACGATCAGGCTTTACTCTTTGCAGAGTTAAGCAGGGTTGCTTATTTTACCGAATATCACGCAACACGATTAGCAAAGAAGTTAGGCTTCACTACAGTAGAATATTATAACATTGACGGTGCTGAAGCATATCGATTTATGAATAAGCACGATATGGTTTTTGCTTGTCGTGGAACTCAACCTAGGCAGTATAACGATATCAAAGCAGATGCTAGGTCTTGGCCAATTGTATCTGAAACTGTAGGACGAGTACATAGTGGCTTTAAGGGCGAAGTTGATAAGCTATGGAGCAAGATTAGAGAAGATATTATTAGAGAGCAAAAGGAACGTCATCTTTATTTTATTGGACATTCGTTAGGAGCGGCAATGTCAACGATACTTTCAAGTCGTTGTAGAGGCGATCGTCTAATTAAACATCCAGCGGCCTTGCATACATTTGGATCACCAAGAGTAGGTTGGAAAAACTATATTAATAACTTTCCAATGGTACATTATCGTTGGGTTAATAATTCAGATATAGTAACTAGAGTACCTTTTTATTTTATGGGTTATAGGCATCACGGAGTGTGTATGTATTTTAATCACTGGGGTAACATAAGAAACATTACAGGATGGCAACGCACTAAAGACGTATGGCGTGGGATCTTTAAGGGTATACAAAACTTAAAGTTTGATTCTGTTTCTGATCATAATCCTAAAGAATATATTAAGCATATAAAGAGATTAAGAGATGGTAAAGAAACACCTCAGCCGTCTTTTATTGATAATTATGCGAGTATGTACGACCGCTAAATTTTAGCTAAGACGCCCATTAAAAAGATTATTCCTATAATTGAACTAATACCAATAACACAATCTCTTAGTTTTTCTCGATTACTCATAAGGCTCCATTTCTTTTCTTTTAATGTAACTAGTTCCCATTCTCTACCAAATACGTCTTTCATATTAATGTAAGTTGTTTGGAATTATTACATAGTGTATCGTTAATACTATGCCAACCGATACAATTAAGCCAAGCATCATTTTTAGAAAGTCACGTCCGATAATTGGAAACACATACTTAAACTTATAGTTTTCCATAAGTGTTGAGATAGCAAGTTCACGTCCACATAACAATCCAACAAAGACCCAAGTAGTACTCATTGGTATATCATTATACTCTCTAAAGA